CACTTAGGCACATTAAAAACAAACATAGGCACAAATAGGAGGCTTACATTATGGCTACATTGGCTGAAATAAGAGCGAAGTTAAAATCACAAGAACCAAATCGCTCGGGTTCATCAACTGGCGGAGACAACGCCATTTATCCACACTGGAATATCAAAGAAGGCGACGAAGCAGTCGTTAGATTCTTACCAGATAGGGATACAAACAATACATTTTTCTGGACTGAAAGAAATATGATCAAATTACCTTTTGCAGGAGTAAAAGGTGAAACTGATTCTAGACCAGTAACTGTACAAGTACCTTGTATGGAAATGTATGGCAAAACTTGTCCGGTACTAACAGAAGTTAGACCATGGTTCAAAGACAAAAGCATGGAAGACATGGGCAGAAAATATTGGAAAAAGAAAAGTTATATTTTCCAAGGTTTTGTTGTTACAAATCCACTAGGTGAAGATTCAACACCAGAGAATCCAATTAGAAGATTTATAATTGGTCCTCAAATATTCAATATTATTAGATCGGCACTACTTGATCCAGAAATGGAAGAGTTGCCAACTGATAGTGTAAAAGGTGTTGACTTTAGAATTAATAAAACAACTAAAGGTGGATACGCTGACTACTCAACATCAAAATGGTCAAGAAGAGAAAGAGCACTAGACGAAGCAGAAAGAAGTGCTGTTGATAAGTTTGGATTACACAATCTAAACGACTTCAGACCAAAAGAACCTACAGAAGCAGAAGTTAAAATAATTAAGGAATTATTTGAAAAATCTGTGGACGGTGAGGCTTATGATCTTGAGAAGTATGGACAATACTTTAGACCGTCTGGTATGGGTTATCAGAACAAAGTATCAGTACCAACAGCAGATAGACCTGCTCCAGTAGAAAAAACTGCTGATCCGGTAAATGCTGAAGTAAAAGAAACTGCTCCAGTATCTCAACCAGCGGCAGAAACTACTCCAACAGCACAACCGACAAATGGTGATAGTGCCAAAAGAGCAGAGGATATTTTGAAACTTATTAGATCAAGACAAGCAAAATAAATCTGACATTTACCAAGGCCTTGATATTGACTATTGAGGCCTTGTGTAATATAATAAAGGAAAGATTATGACAAAAGTATTTGACGCAACAAAATTTAGAAAGAGCATTACAAAATCAATATCCGGATTAGGAATCGGATTTAGCGATCCTACCGATTGGATATCAACAGGAAATTACGCACTCAATTATTTAATGACAAGTGATTTTAAAAAAGGAATTCCATTAGGTAAGGTAACAGTACTTGCAGGCGAATCAGGAGCAGGTAAAAGTTACATAGCATCAGGAAACATTATTAAAAATGCACAAGAGCAGGGTATTTTTGTAATACTGATTGATACAGAAAACGCATTAGATGAACAATGGCTACAGGCATTGAAAGTGGATACATCAGAAGATAAACTTTTAAAATTAAGTATGTCAATGGTTGATGATGTAGCAAAAACTGTATCGGAGTTTATGAAAGGTTACAAAGAGCAACACGCAGACAACAAAGAAGGTGCACCTAAAGTGCTATTTGTTATAGACAGTCTGGGCATGATGCTTACTCCAACCGATGTAAACCAATTTGAAGCGGGTGACATGAAAGGTGACCTAGGTAGAAAACCTAAGGCTTTGACCGCACTTGTAAGAAATTGTGTGAACATGTTTGGAAGTTGGAATGTAGGACTTATTGCAACCAACCACACTTATGCATCACAAGATATGTTTGATCCAGATGACAAGATATCAGGAGGACAAGGATTTATCTATGCATCAAGTATTGTAGTTGCGATGAAAAAACTTAAATTAAAAGAAGATGAAAAAGGAAATAAAATATCAGATGTAAGAGGTATTAGAGCCGCTTGTAAAGTTATGAAAACAAGATATGCTAAACCTTTTGAGGGTGTGCAAGTTAAAATACCTTATGATACTGGTATGGATCCTTATAGCGGACTTGTTGATCTATTTGAGAAAAAAGGTATATTAGTACAGCAAGGAAATAGATTAAAATACATAGACCCCTCTGGTAAAGAACACATCGAATTCAGAAAAGCCTGGGTTGGACCCAAATTGGATATGCTTATGGATGATTTTGATAAATTATCTACAGCATCATCACAAGATGATCCAACCGAGGCTGAATAATGATTGATATGACACACGAAGATATTGAACGTTTATGGAATTCAATAGTTCATTACATTCCTGAGAGACAAAAAACTGATGCCGCTATAGACTTTATAAGATCTTTACTTGATATTGATATCGAAGAAGATGAAATTAAAGCGACAGCAGAATATGATCCCAAATTAGAAGAGGCGATTAATATTGTTTTTGAAGAAGATGATGATGAAGAACAATATGACGATCGATACGAAGATGAATAATTGGTATAGTGAAGTAGCAAGAAATTTAAGTAAAATACCAGATTGTATCAATTATTTTGATACAGAATTGCAACAAGCAAGAAAAGAAGTTAGAATATACGGCAATCTTGAAAAGGCATCAGCGTCTTTGCCTGGAATAGTTGAACACAGATTTAGCCAATTACAACAAATAGAAGCAATACTTGAATATCTTAACATCGAATTGAGAAGAACAAGATCCAAATCATTCAAAAAATTTTTAGAAAACTATAACAGAGCATTATCTAGCAGAGATGCTGAGAAGTATGTTGACGGAGAACAAGACGTTGTTGACATGGATAAAATAATAAACGAATTTGCACTTTTAAGAAATCAATGGCTAGGCATAACCAAAGGACTTGATCAGAAGCAATGGCAGATTACAAACATTGTAAAACTGCGAGTAGCAGGTATGGAAGATGCCTCGATCAAATAGAATAATACTTACAGATGTAGACGGCGTACTGTTGGAGTGGGAGAATCATTTCACAGAATGGATGCTAAAACGTTCCTATTATAATGATCAAGAAGAAAGAGTGTATCCATATAAACTGTTACCAAATAAGCAAAATACCTACGAAATGGCAGAAAGATTTGGTCTCACTATTCCCGAAATTCGAAAAGAAATAAGAGAATTCAATAAAAGTGCTTGGATGGGTACACAACAACCAATGCTCGAATCACAAACTTGGGTTAAACTATTGGCCGCAGAAGGATGGACATTTATACCTATTACATCACAAACATCAGATATACCAGCACAATTATTACGGAAAAAAAGATTGACCGAATTGTTTGGTGAAGTATTTTACAATTATCACATATTAGATACAGGACAAGACAAAGACAGTGCATTAGCGGAGTTTCACAATACCGGACTGTATTGGGTAGAGGACAAGCCTAAAAACGCACTAGCAGGCCTTAATTACGGTCTAAAGCCTATTTTAATTAGCCACGAATACAATAAAGATTTTAGCCATAAGGACATTAAGCGAGTAAATAATTGGAAAGATATACACGCAATGATCCATGGAAAAAGCATCTAAATTTTGTATCGCACCATTTACTTCTGTAAGGATAGGAACACGAGGCTATATTTCTCCTTGTTGTCGTCTAGAAAAAAAATACACAGAATATCACGATAAAAAGCGAGAGTCCGCTAAAGACGGTATTGCCAAATACCACACTTCGGACTACATGAATTATCTACGCAAAAAGTTTTTAAACGACGAGCGACCAGCAGAATGCAGGATATGTTGGCTACACGAAGCACAAGGCTATCAAAGTTTTAGAATGGAAGCGAACAGATTGCACAAAATCTTGTTTCAAAAAGATTATGAAAGATATCTAAAATTATTGAAAAAAGACAATTTACAAAAACCTTCAGAAGTAAGTTTAGAACTTACAAATTTATGCAACCTAAAATGTATGATGTGCAGTGGAACAAGCAGTTCGCAATTATTGAAAGAAAATCATAAATTAGGATTTGAATTAGATATGAATCAAAAAGATTTTGATTGGCGTACCAGTACTAAAATGAAAATTATACAGGAAATAGTTGATAATGAAAATTTAGAAATTTTAAATTTATCCGGTGGTGAAACATTTATGATCCCAGAAATATTCCATCTTTTAAAAAAATTAAAAGGCAGAGATGTAAAAGTATTATGCACAACGAATGCAACACAATATAATAAAAAAATAGTTGATACCTTGCAAGGTTTAAAAAATTTACATCTAATGTTCTCTATTGAATCTACCGGAAAGCAAAATGACTACCTAAGATTTCCTAGTAATTGGGATAATGTACAAAGCAACGTTAAAAATTTAATGAAAGATCTGCCAAACGCCACATTAAACATTAATTGTGTAATACAAAATTTAAATCTTTTGTATGCTGATCAATTGGTAGACTTTGCATTTGAAAATAAAATTTATTTACGTTTTGATATAATAGATTATCCTCACTATTTAAAATTAACTAATTTACCATTATCTGTACTAGAAAAAAGTTATGAAAAATTAAATAAACTGCCCCAAGAAAAACTTCTACATACCGAAAACATAAAGACATTGATGAACAACCTACGTCTGCACATTAAAAATTACAAACTTAATAATAAATTGTATCAAGAACTTAAAACCACAATAATAACACGAGACAAACATAGGAAAATAAGTATTTTTAATTATATGCCTGAATTGGCTAAGGAATTATTTGCATGAAAATTTATGTAGGACACGACAGCAGAGAAGATATAGCATATCAAGTCTGTGAACACAGCATAAAAAGAAGAGATCCATCCGCAGAGGTAATACCATTAAAACAGAAACAGATGCGAGATCAGGGACTTTACACCAGACCGGTAGACAAACTTGCATCTACAGAATTTACCTTTACAAGATTTTTTGTCCCATACATGAATGATTTTAAAGGCTGGGCAGTGTTCTGCGATTGTGACTTTCTCTGGAAAATACCATCGCACGAATTAACAAAATATTGCGATCCATCAAAAGCAGTGGTGGTTGTGCAACATGACTACACACCAAAAGAAACTACCAAGATGGACGGACAAACACAAACAGTTTATCCAAGAAAGAATTGGTCAAGTATGGTTTTATGGAATTGCGAACATCCAAAAAATAAAATACTTACTCCAGAATTACTTAATGAAGAATCTCCAAAATTTTTACATCGGTTCAGTTGGCTAGATGACAATGAAATAGGTTCTTTGCCTTTGGAATATAATTGGTTAGTTGGTTGGTATAAAGAACCAAAAGATGGTGCTCCTAAAATATTGCACTACACAGAGGGCGGACCTTGGTTTGATGGTTACCGAGATTGTGAGTATGGCGACGATTGGAAGAAAGAACTAATCAATCTATTCAGTGCATAATTTCTTAGAAAAACTGCAACCTAAACATCTAATACACTCGGGTATAATTTACATTCCAAATATTCATAATGTAAACGAATACTATATACTACAACAAAATCAAAATTATTTTAATGAAACACATTGGAAAAAATTTAGAGACCAATATAGTTTAAAAATTAAATTGTTAGATTTGAAAAACATAAACAAAAGTAATCCAATCTGTTTATGGTTTTTCAAAGAAAAACCAGACTACACAGAATATAAAAAGTATTGTGAACATAATAATTTACCACCATATAGAAATTTTGCCGATATCACAATAAACAATCATAGTATTCAATATCAACCAAATACTGTGCTAATTACAAATAGAGAAATAAAATTAAACAAAAATAATTTTGTATTGCGTAGACCTTGTGTGCAAATAGATTACAAAAGTTTACCTATTGCCATTAAGAAAACAATAAAAAAATTGCTTGTGAAAGAACTTGATTAATGTACTGGAACAAATTAAAACAAATACACTATCACAAAAATCCTGTAGAACATATTCACGTCGCAGAACTTTTTCCTACAAAAGAATACGACAAATTGTACGAAAATCAAAATAATCTTTCTCACCAATTATGGCAGGACGTCCGTGATAAGTTTAAAATAAATTTTGTTTATCATACCGATATCAATAAAACTGACCTTACACGAGATGTAATTGCTTTATGGTTTTTTAGAGATAGAAACGATCATTTTAAAAAAGTTGATATTGAACTAGCAGGCAAACAACTTACCTACTATCCAAATACATTTTTATTAACTAAATCAAAAAAATTCAAATTTAATGAAAGAACAAAAAAGTCTTTTGCTAGACCCGTAATACAGTTAGGTTTAAATACAATACAATTTGAAAATATTACAAATGGATTTAAAAAATGAGTGAAGGTAATAAATTTATAAAAAAGTGTTTAGAAACAAAAGTAAATTTAGATCCATGGCCGCATCAAATAATCAGTGATACAATTAGTACAGAACTTTTTACAAAATTACAATCCGAATGTGTAAATAATTTAAATTTTAAAACAGATAAATTACATCATATATTTCCAAAAGACTTTAAAGAGTATGGCATAAATTTCTATGAAGAAACTTTAGACATTTGTAAAAAAATATTAGAAAATGCAAATACAATATGCGATATCTATCCTACGCACAGAACATATCCTAATTTAGGAGTCAATGCACATATATCTGTGACTCCGCCATTACCTTATAAATTTTACATTCATCAAGAAGGTTTAGAGAAAATTTGGAGCAGTGTTACATATATTACTCCAGAAAAAAATATTGGAACAAAGATGTATACTGAACAAAATGAAAATGCTTTTGTAAAAGAAGCGCCTTGGATGCCTAACAGTACATTTATTTTCTGTGGGCAACAACGAAAAACTTGGCATTCATACGAAAGTAATCAAGATACCAATCGTATTACCTTTAATCTTTTTATAATGAAATACCGTTCTAAGAAGTGTTTTTATCCTGAATAAATTTTGTAAGTTGTTCAACATCTGCTTTAAGATGTCTATCTCTTACTTTTGTCCAAACAAAATCATCTCTTTTAGATATATTAAGATTTGATCTAACTCTGTTTGCGGTATCGTCAAATAGTTTCTTTGCTTTAAAAACCACAGTAGGTAAAAAAAGACATCTGTTAATTTTTCTAGCAAGTTTTTGCCTC